GCCTTCAGCGATAAGGAATACAACGACCCGACGGCCATGACAACGTGGGGCGTATTCAAGCCACTGGATGGCCCGATGTCCGTCCTGCTCATCGACTGCTGGGCCGAACACCTGACCTTCCCCCTGCTCAAGCCCAAGGTGCTAGAGGAGTGGCGGGTGTCCTACGGCGAAGGCAAGGAGGCCAAGCGCCCTGACCTGATACTCGTGGAAGACAAGGCCGCAGGCATCTCCCTGATTCAAGAACTGCGTGCTGCGCATCTGCCCGTCAGGGGCTACAACCCCGGCAAGGCTGACAAGATGCAGCGACTCCAGATTACCGCCTCCATCTTCGCCACAGGCCGGGTATGGCTACCCGAGAGCAGCGTCAGGAAGGGCTACGTCAAGGACTGGTGTGAGGGCTTCCTGAGCCAAATATGCTCCTTCCCCGACTCAACCCATGATGATTATGTAGATTCCTGTGTTGATTCATTGACTCAGGTGCAAATGGCAAGCGGCACAAAGGTCATCAAGGATATTGTGGTTGGCGACATGGTGATGACACCAGTGGGCGCTCGACGGGTCACGACGGTACACGACAACGGACTAAAAGAGGTGTGGAACGTCAACGGGCTATTGGCTACAGCCGAGCATCGCGTGATGACCCAACATGGTTGGACTAGGGTTGACTCATTGAATCAATCAATCCACAATGTATACCTTTACAAGGATGCATCATGGTTTTCAAATCAAGTGGCGTTGCTGTTGAGTCGGTGGTCTTCAACGGTCGCAAGTACAACCGTTATCCTGAGAGTGATAACCCGGCGCACCGCCGATACTTTGCAAGGGCTGGCTACAGGCTTCACCGGGATGTGTGGATTCATCACAACGGGCCAATCCCTCAAGGTATGCACGTTCACCACATTGACGGCAACACGGCCAACAACGACATCGGCAACTTGGCCTGCATCACACGCAAGCAGCATTGGGATGAACATCGCGCTGAATTGTCCGAGCAGAACAAATCCCCCAAGCAGATTGCCCACCTTGACAAGGTTCGACACAAAGCCGCTGAATGGCACAGGTCAGACAAAGGTAAGGCATGGCACAAAGAACACGCAAAGAACTCTTTGGGCAAGGCTTGGGGTAAGCCTAACTCGTACTATCCAGCCCCTTACAAATGCGTTTGGTGCGGTTTTGACGGGATTGCCAAAGTTCCTGACCGAAAGAAGTTTTGCGGCCCCACCTGCCAAAACCAAGAGTCTCGGCTCCGTCTTGGCAAGTCAAGTTACGAACACCCATACCATGCGTCATGTGTTCGACCTGACAGTGGAGGGTGAGCATTGCTACTATGCCAACGGGATTCTGGTACACAATTGCACACAAGCGATTCGGTTAATGAAGGACATGGGTTTCCTCGACATCAACCCTGAGCCTCTGTATGATGACGACGATGACTACGCTTATACCCGCAAAGAGCGGGTCAACCCCTATGCGGTGTAACTATGGCTGACCCAAAAAGACTCAAGGTAATCAAAGGCGGACTGGACTTTGCCAAGCGCCTGCTTGCGCCAGAAGAGGTGGCTGCTGCACGCTCCCGAGGTCTTGGGGTTCCCGGCGTTGACTTCGCTGACCCAGCGGCTCCTGCATCCATGCGGATGTCCGAGGCACTGGGCAACGCAGGCGCAGAGGGCAAGACCTTGAACTTCACCGAGGCTGACCGCTCAAGGGTACAGGGCCAGAACCGTGGCGGCGTAGGCTTCTCTGGCCTCCAGCATTTCTCCAAGCCCCACAAGAAGGCCAACACGGTTTGGGGCTTTGGCAACATAGGCACGGCAGAGAAGAAGATTCGCCAGAACGACCCAGAGAACAGCCTGTGGACAACTTTCGTTGGCTCACCCGACCAACACAAAAGCAACTCCGTAGTCATTGGCGACGCCATCAAAGAGTTTCAGAAGTCCGTTAAGCAGGGCGTTGTGCCTGTTGAGCAAATCATGCTCATGAACAAACGCCTGAATGAACTGACAGACCTGAAGACGGGAGCCAAGGTGTTCCAGAATGGGTTTGACCTGACTGACCCAAGCGCCCTGAGCGTTGCCAACACCTTTGCCCGACGCGCTGCTGTTGGTGATGTCATGCTTGGGCTAGGCGTCAAAGGCCCGATGGCGCGTAAAGACTTCAAGAATGAATTCCCCGGCACAAAGTTCGTCGACGCAAGCGACATTGAAAACATCCTCAAGCGCGAGACCGACCCCGACCTAGTAAATGCTGGTACTTACGATGTGGGCAATCGCCTGTTTGTGCTGGATGGCAAAATCATTGAGCGCCCAGACTTGAACGAGGCGTTTGCTTATCAAGTGACAGGAAATGACCTTGGCCTGAAGTACGGACTGGTTCCGCCTGAAAAGGCTATGCGCGACTTCTATAAAGCACGGGAGGGGCGGCTAGATAAAAATCAAAAGCCTTCGCCCGTCACCTACTATGACTTGGCAAGGGCAGAGCCATCACAACTCGTTGACGAAGACTACCTGACGTACCTGCAAAAAGCGGGATACAAGGAAGGCGGCGCTGTCGACATGGAGGCCGCAGACGCAAGGCTGGCGCAAGCAATACAAGCCCGTATGGCAAACGGTGGGGCGGTAGACATGGAAGCCGCTGACGCCCGTTTGCAGGCCGCTATCCAAGCCCGCATGGGCGGAGAGAAGGTTGTCCACATGGCTGGCGGCGGTAAGCTGAAGGCTCTTGGAGACATTGCCAAGAAGTTTTTGGTTGACGCCCCCCAAGCCGAGGCGGGGAAGTCGGCTGTCAAGTTTGGCGACAAGGTCTTGCCTGTAACCATGCATCCGATTGAGGCTCGTGAAGGTAACGTGTTGGCTAACGTCAACCCACAGGCTTTTGACAAAGCGTTTAAGAAGACGGAATGGCAGTATGTCGGGCCACAAGGTCAAGGCGGCATTAGCGACCGATACAACAAGTTTGGTGAGTTTGCCCAGACAGCCCCGTCCATGAATGCCAGCAATGTTTCTGTAGACAAGATTGGCCGAATTACTTTTGGCGATGGCCGTCATCGCTACGCCTACTTGCGCGACCAAGGCGTAAACAGTATTCCGATGTCAATGGACAAGGAGTCGCTTGCCAACGCCAAGTTGCATGGACTGCTCAATGATGGTGTAAAAGGCACACAGGATGTGCTATCTACGGCAGAGCGCGATGCCAACCTTGCCAAGTTCCTTGAGGGGAGCAAAGCCCCACCTACCGTTTATCATGCAACAAGTCAAGATGTCAACCAGTTTTCCCCAAAGAAAATGGGTAGCAACACAAAACATCCGACAGCAAAACTGGGATTCTTTACGGCGGCTAACCCTGAAAGCACGGAAGATTTTATTTCCTCAACCTCTGGCATTTCCAAAGGGCTGTATGAATCTGGGGCCAACATCATGCCTCTTCATCTGTCAATAAAAAATCCTTACGAAATACCTTCATCGCAATATATGTTGCAGAGCATGGCTTTGCAAAACATGAAGAAGAAGGATGCAGAAAAATTTATCCAAGATTTTAAAGATTCTTTGATACAAGAGGGCCATGATGGTTTGTTGATTAAAGCAAACCCGAGAGGGTTAGCAAAAGGCAACGAGTATTCTTCAGACAATTGGGTGGCATTTGAGCCAGAGCAAATCAAATCCGCCATAAGCAACCGTGGTACTTACGACATCACTGACCCAGACATCAGCAAGGCCAAGGGTGGACTAATGATGGCTGGTGGCGGTGACCCGCTAGACCAGTTCAGCCCTCCGCGCTACCGCTCTGCTGGGCGCAGGCCAGAGAATCAGAACGACCGCAAGGCTGCTGCCAATATGCCGATGGACTTTGCCCGTGGCTTGGTGTCAGGCATCGGTGGAGCGCCCGGTGACATTGAGTCGCTCATCCGCATGATTCCCGGCCTTGAGCGGTCTCGGACGCTCAGTGACCTAGTCACTGGCAACCACCGCGAGACTTACTTGCCAACGTCCGAGGACATTGAGAAACGCCTGCCCTTCCGCTCAGACACGCCTGCTGGGCAAGCAGCATCTGGGCTGGGGACACTAGCCGGGGGCTTCTACACTGGGCCGGGAGCGCCTATACGGCTCGTCGGCGGGCTACCGAAGGCAGTCATGAAGGCTGGCAAGGACTTTGGTCGAGCGGCTGGTCAACCTGCTGCCAACGTGGTCAAGCCAACGGGCGGGAACTTCTTGCTTGGGCGGACTGAGAAGGATTTGCAGCCTTTGAAAACGCCGACCTTTGTGGGTGAAACGCCTGCTCAAAGAATATCTAAGCACGAAGAATTGTTGAAAAACCCAACACTGAGCCAAGACCAGCGAGACCGCGTTCAACGTATGCTTGACGCAACCAAGGGTGAGGCCGCGATTGACAAATGGGTTGACAGCAACCTGACCAACTATGTCAAGAAGCAAATGGGCACGGCTGACGACCCAGTGCGCAAGCTGGCCGAGCAGGGCATCACGCACAATCCCGGTCTTTTGCGTGACAACCCATATTTATCTACTGCCCCGTTGAGAAAGCAACGCAGGGAAGCTGGTTTCCCAGAAGAGGGCATGGGCCAATCCCCAGCAGCCCAAGCATGGGAGCAAGCCTCCGATGAGGCCATTGCAACGCACCGGGCTGGTGACATTCAAGAGATGCCAGAGAGGTTTGCCAAGTTCACTGAGGCCGAGAACAAAATGCGTGCTGCTAGAAGTGAGTTGGACGAAAAGTTCAAGCAGCATATTGCGGTTGCCGGGCTCAACGAAAGAGAAGAAGCCAACTTGATTCGCGGCACTGCGTTTGATGTAAAAGCAAAAATGGTTGGCGATACAGATTATGCAAAAGCTAACACTGAGTATATAAACGCGCACGTCCCAATGATGGACAACTACATGGAACTTGGGCGTCAAAACCCTTACATCAACAAACTTGCGCCAGAAACACCGATGTATGCGCCGTTCACTGGTGACCTTGGCTTTGACCACATCATGGATGTGCTGCGTGAAGATGTGACTGCTGGCCGCATTCGCCCAGAGCAACTCAGCAAAGTCAGCATGGAACAGGCCGTGCGCCGCACCTTCGAGTACGACCAAGAACTTGCGGCCAAGATGAATGCCAGCAGGGCGGCGGCTCGTGAGGGGTTGCCTACTTACAGAGAGTATCCTGAAGGCTACAAATGGATTCAACTCAACAAGCCCGGCGCATTCTCACAGGAGTCCGAAGCGATGGGGCACTCAGTTAGGGGCTACGAGCCGCCCAAGGGCCATCCTGACTGGGTTGAAGGCTCTGGAGACTCGGGTAGCCTTAGTTACGGCCAAGGAGGCTGGGAGGCCATCAAGAGCGGCAAGACCAAGGTGTACTCGCTGGTTGACTCAAAGGGTGCGCCTCATGCGACGGTTGAAACAAAAATTGGTGGCGGGCATGAATATGCCGGAGAAAAGAACAAAGAGATTATTCGCCTTGCTGAGGAACGTGGCATTCAAAAATACATGGCTCCCGGTAACGAATCATTGTGGGCTGAAGCTGAGAAAAACCTTGCCGAAAGGGGCATTACTCCTCCGCAGAACATCACTCAAATTAAAGGCAAAGGCAACCGCGCACCCAACGAGGAATACCTGCCCTACATCCAAGACTTTGTGAAGGGCGGTCAGTGGTCTGACGTTGGTGACTTGAGGAACACCGGGTTAACTCGCAAGAGTGATTTGATTGACAAATTCTCTCCAGACGAACTGGACGCAATTGGCGCTGGTGAATACGTGACCAGAGCCGAACAAGATGATTTGTTGCTTAGAGCATTGCGGCCACCCGAAGGCATGGCCCACGGCGGCGCATTAAGCAAACTACAGTTCATGGACAAGGGCGGCATCACCACAAGCGGCGGCACGTTCTCTCCTGAAGAGTTAGGCATAAGCGCCAGCGACCTTAGCGTCATGGACGACAAGACTTGGGACGCCATCAAACGCAACGCCCCCGGAGTCTATGAGGAGGAAAAGCAGAAGGCAAAGCAGAAAATTAAGGACGAGGTCAGCCAACTCAAGAGCGCAAGGGGCATAAAGGATTTTGCTCTTCGTGTTGGCGCTTCATACGCTGGCGCAATTCCTGACCTTGCAAATTTTTTGTTGATGGCTCCAGATGCAGTTTTGGGAACCGAGTTGGCTTCTGAGAAGCCGTGGTTTGGTAGTGCGCAATACCTTGACGCAATGAACAAAGCGGGACTGTTGGGAGAAAACGAGTTCCCAATAGCAGAGACTGTCGCTGGTCTTCTTACGCCAGCAGGTTTAATTAAAAAGGGCGTCAAAAAAGGCGTCCAGTTATTTAGTGGCAAGAAGCCCGAAGCACCAAAGAAACGTCGCGGTGGATTGGCCGCAATGGCACGATAAGGATTACACATGGCAACAGATTACCCAATTGGCCCAGATGAAGACCGCTTCATCGAAGGCGTCCGCATGACCGAAGAGGGCGGGGCTGAGGTGGATATGCTCCCCGGCGAGGAACCCGATGTTGAGGAGTTGCCTGACGGCTCTGCTGTCGTCAAGCTAGAGAACTTCAAAGGCCCAGCCGAGGACGAAGACTTCTACGCCAACTTGGCTGAAGAGGTTGTCAGCATCACCGAGTTGGAGTCTCTGGCTACGCGCTACATCGACCTCATTGACAACGACCGCCAAGCACGCAAGAAGCGCGACAAGCAGTACGAAGAAGGACTCCGCAGGACTGGCATGGGAGACGATGCCCCCGGTGGTGCGCAGTTCCTTGGAGCCTCCAAGGTAGTTCACCCCATGATGGCCGAAGCCTGCGTGGACTTTGCCTCCCGTGCCATCAAAGAGATGTTCCCGCCCGACGGCCCAGCCAAGACCAAGATTCTGGGCGAAGTGACAGAAGAGAAGACCGAGGTCGCAGAGCGCAAGCGCGACTACATGAACTGGCAGTTGACCGAACAGATTGAAGAGTTCCGCGACGAGCAGGAGCAGATGCTGACCCAGTTGCCTTTGGGCGGCTCACAGTTCATGAAGCTGTGGTACGACGACAAGAAGCGCCGACCCTGCGCTGAGTTCGTTGCCATTGACAACATCCTGCTGCCCTTTGCGTCTGCAAACTTCTACACCTCACAGCGCGTAACGGAGCAGCAAGACATCAGTGAGTGGGAGTTCAAGCAACGCATCGACCGGGGCTTGTACCGAGACATCAACTTCATCCGAACAACGTCTGAGCCTGAGCAGACTGCCGCCGAAAAGGCCAATGCCAAGATTGAGGGCAAGCAGTTTGAGGACGGAGAAGACGGTTTGCGCCGCGTGTACCACATCTACACTTGGTTGGACTTAGAAGACGACACCCGCGCCAATGGTGAAACCGCGCCCTACATCATGATGATTGACGAACTCGACCGAAAGGTGCTGGGTTTGTATCGCAACTGGGAAGAAGGCGATGTCACCATGACCAAGCTGGACTGGATGATTGAATTCAAATTCATCCCGTGGCGGGGCGCGTATGCCATTGGGCTACCTCACCTCATCGGAGGTCTCTCCGCTGCCGCTACGGGGTCATTACGGGCCTTGCTGGACACTGCACATGTCAACAACTCCCTGACGATGCTGAAACTGAAGGGCGCAAAAGTTTCGGGCCAGTCTGACCAGATTGAAATTACGCAGGTGACCGAGATTGAAGGCGGCATTGGTGTGGACGACATCCGCAAAATTGCCATGCCCATGCCGTTCAATCCGCCATCCCCGGTGTTGTTTCAGTTGCTACAGTTTTTGGTAACCGAAGCCAAAGGCGTAGTCACCACGGCAGAAGAGAAGATTGCCAACGCCAACTCCAATATGCCCGTGGGTACAACACAGGCGCTGATTGAGCAGGGTGCGGTAGTGTTCTCGTCCATCCACGCACGCCTGCATGATGCCCAACGCCGGGTGTTGCACGTTCTTGGCCGCATCAACCGCTGGCATCTGGACGACCAACGCAAGGGTGACATCGTTGCCGAGTTGCCCATCAAGCGCGAAGACTTCCGACGCAACAGCGATGTGGTTCCTGTCTCCGACCCCCACATCTTCAGCGAGACCCAGCGTATTTCACAGATGCAGTCGGTCATGCAGTTGTCCGCACAGTTCCCGGCCATCTTTGACCAGCGTGCTGTAGTGAGCCGAATGCTCAAGCAGTTGAAGGTTCCCAACGTCAACGAGTTGATGCCCAACACTGGCAAGCCAGCAGAGTTGAACGCGGCTGACGAGAACAGCGCAATGGCTCTGGGTCGGCCAGCCTTTGCCTACCCACGCCAAGACCACCTTGCGCACATCCAGACCCACTTGACCTTCGGGCTAGACCCAATGCTTGGCTCAAACCGCCTTATCGCGCCCAAGTTCATCCCGCAGGCTCTAGAGCATGTCAAGCAGCACATGATGCTCTGGTACACCCAGCAGGTGCAGGGCTACGTCCTTGCGGCTGGCAACGTCAAGATTGGCAAATACGAAGATAGCAAGATTGCCAAAGAGATTGACCGCGCTATTGCGGTGGCATCAGACCATGTCAGCATGGATACCAAACAAGTGTTTCAAGGCGTAATGCCAGCCCTTGAGAAACTTGGTCAATTCATGCAGCAGTTCAAGCCACCAGCACCGCCAATGGAAGGCGAGGCTCAGGCCGTGTTGCAGGCGTCTATGGCCGAGACCCAGCGCCGTACCGCCGCCGACCAAGCGCGTTTGGGCTTTGACACCCAGAAACTGCAAGTGTCTCAGGTAGAAAAAGCACAAGACCGAGACGCAAAGGTGGCTATGAACGCCGAAAACAACTTGACGCAAGAGCGTATCAAGACCGCAGAGTTGACCGTAGACGAGGCCAAACTGCGCAAGGAGCAGGAAGAAACTGCAATCAAACTCAACCAATCCACTCAACGTAATTTAGGAGTATGAAATGGCTACCACCGACAAAGACCAACAATCTGAGCAAGTCCGTCAGCACACCCGCATGGCGGCTGGCGCTTGGGTAACAGGCGAAACCTTGAAAGAACAATCGAAAGCGACACTACCAGAGGCCAACAGCGACCACGGGAATTTCTCCCAAAACAAGGGCGTGGAAAAGTCCAACGCATGAAGTTAATTTCCGACTTTATTGGCGCTGTAAAAGCGCGTCAGGCTGAGATTGAGAAGGGGTTGGGGCATGGAAATGCTTCCGACTTCAATGCATACCAACGCCTAGTCGGAGAAAACCTCGGACTTGAACAGTCCCTTGAAATTCTTAACTACCTTTTGAAAGAAGATGAAGATGACAGATAGCACGGTAGCGGGTAATGCCGCTGATTTAGAGGATGCATTTCCTCTTGTAGACCCCGGTGCGATTCCCCTTGGTGCAAGAGTTTTAGTACAACTGCGAAAAGCCAAGAAGCGAATGACTCAATCTGGGATTATTTTGCCTGAAGAGACTCGCGACACCGAACGGGCGCAAAACCCCGTTGCCAAGGTGATTGCATTTGGCCCGTTGGCGTTCAAGAAACGCGACACGATGGAGCCTTGGGTCGAGGGTATTTGGTGCGAAATAGGCGATTACCTACGAGTCCCCAAATGGACTGGCGACCGCTGGGTTGTTTCGCATGGAGAGGAAAACATCGAATTCATGGTGCTGAATGACCACGAGGTGATTGCCAAAATCACAGGTAATCCACTGCAAGTGAGGGCATTCATATGAGTACCGAACAAGAGGTTATCGTCATTCAAGAGGAGAAAGACGGCTCCGCAACCATTGAGTTGCCTCCGAGTATTCCCTCACCTGAAGGGAGCGATGAACACGGCTCTGACGAGGCAGATGAACGCGCCCGTGAGAAGGAAATGGTGGTTGGCGGGGCTGTAGATGCTGACGCAGAGGCTCTTCGTGAGCAAAAGCGCCTCAAACGCACCCGCCGCAAGGAGTACCACAGGCAGGTTTCGACCGAAAAAGACGTTAAATTGACCCTTTTAGAGCGTCAGAACCAGCAACTGCTTGAGCGATTGTCTGTTTTGGAGCGCAAGTCCCACGGAAGTGACCTTGCACGCCTTGACCAAGCCATTGAAGACCAAAACGGTCGCATTATCTTTGCAAAAAAGAAAATGGCAGAGGCTACCGCGACTGGAAATGGTGAATTGTCAACTTCTGCGCAAGAAATGTGGTTTGACGCCCGTCGGCAGGCCGAGGCGCTGCAAAACCTCAAGAAACGCGCTGTTGCACCGCAAAACCAGCGCACTATTCAGGCTCCAGACCCCCAACTACAACGCCATGCCAGCAAATGGATGGCGGAAAACACTTGGTACGACCCGAACGGGAAAGACCCTGACTCACGCCGCGCTTTGAACGAGGACGCAATCCTTGCAGAAGAGGGGTACGACCCCAAAACTGCCGAGTATTGGGAAGAACTTGACAAACGCTTGCAAAGAGTAGTACCACACAGGTATACTGAGGATGCAAACGAGAGACCGCGCTCCAGACCAAGAAGTGCAGTGACTAGTTCAGGCCGCGAATTTGCGTCGAATAATGGCAGGGGGAATTCATTCACCCTATCACCCGAACAGGTGAGAGCCATGAAAGATGCAGGTATGTGGGATGACGCTGAGAAACGAGCGAAGATGATTCGACGCTACGCCTTAGAAGCACGCAACAACAACGGTTAAGGAGTAATAAAATGGATTCTCGTTTAAAAAGAAATTTGAATACTGGAGACCGCGACAATCGCGGTATTCGCGACACGATTCGTGAGGCTCCAGAGGATAAGCTGGCATCGTCAGATGAGCGTCGAAAGATGTGGAAAGACGAATGGCAACAAAGTGCATTGCCCGCTGTCCCTGTAATACCGGGATGGCACGTTTGCTGGTTATCGACAACCAACAGTTACGACAGCATTGATAAACGGATTCGGTTAGGGTACGTTCCCGTGAAAGCGGATGAGTTACCTGAGATGCGAAATAACCGTGTAAAGGCTGGAGAGCATGAAGGTTATGTTGCGTGTAATGAGATGCTCTTGTACAAGATTCCAATGGAACTTTATCAAGATGTCATGGCTCATTTTCACCATGATGCACCGCAGGAAGAAGCGAATAAAATCAAACTTCAAGCAGAGCAGAACGTGGGACGCGATAGTCGAGGCAGAAGCCTCGGTCAGATTGAAGGCGAAGGGTTACATGACATGGACAAACCGATTCCTGCACCGTATTTTTCGGGGTAGGGTTTTTAACTGAACAAAGGAATAAGACTATGTCTTCAACTAATGCTCCGTTTGGTATGCGTCCCTCTTTCCACCCTTCGGGTCTGGACAGAGCGGTTGCACTGCCTAACGGTATTGCCTCTGCCTACGGAACTGGTCTTCTGAAAGGCCAACCCGTAGCACTCAACACCAGTGGCAACATCATTGCCGCTGTTGCTGGTAGCGCCTACCAAGGTGCTTTTGCTGGTCACGAGTACACCGACCTCACTGGTCGTCGTCTTGTCAGCAACCAATGGATTGCAAGCACTGCATACCAAACTGGTTCTGAAGTGACTTACTACTATTCTGACCCGAACATCGTTTACGACATTCAGGCCAACGGTAGTCTGGCTCAGACCTCCATTGGAGACCAAGCAGACTTTGCAAGCATTACCGCTGGTTCTACAACCACTGGTTTGTCGCAATGCATGATTTCCACCTCGTTAGCAGGTTCTGGTGCTGTTGGTGATATGCGTATCATCGGCCTCACACCTGCTGTTGACAACGCTTGGGGCGACGCTTACACAGTTGTGCAAGTACAAGTCTCTCGCAGTCAATTTGTTGCAACCATTAACGCCATCTAAGGAGTCCAATCATGGCCGCACCAATGCGCAGTACGGACTTTAGAAGTATCGTCGAGCCTATCCTCAACGAATGCTTCGATGGAGTCTATGACCAACGTACCGATGAATGGTCACGGGTTTTCCGTGAGCAGGAAGGTATTCCCCGCAACTACCACGAAGAACCAGTCCTTTACGGATTTGGAGCCGCGCCTCAACTGCCTGACGGAACTCCTGTTTCGTATCAGCAGGGTGGTGTTCTCTTCTTGCAACGCTACGTGTATAACGTGTTTGGCTTGGCCTTCGCGTTGACCAAGGTGTTGGTTGAAGATGGCGACCACATCCGCATCGGGCAGGTTTATGCACGTCACTTGGCACAGTCTTTGATTGAAACCAAGGAAACTCTGTCGGCTAACGTGTTGAACCGTGCGTTCAACTCCAGCTACCCCGGCGGCGACGGCGTGTCTCTGATAAATACTGCTCACCCAATCGTGAACGGTACTTTCAGCAACCAGTTGACTACAGCCGCAAACCTGTCTCAGACATCTCTCGAACAGATTCTGATTCAGATTCGCCAAGCTGTCGACAACAACGGCAAGAAAATCCGTTTGGTTCCGCGTCAACTGGTCGTCGCACCGGGCAACGTGTTCCAAGCTGAAGTTCTGTTGAAGTCCGTCTTGCGTTCGGGCACGGGCAACAACGATGTCAACCCAATCAAGTCAATTGGCTTGCTTGACGAGGGCGCGGCTGTTTTGTCACGTTTGACTTCCTCTACCGCATTCTGGGTGCAGACCGATGCTCCAGAAGGTATGAAGTTGCTGATGCGCCGCAAGCTGGAGAAGACGATGGAAGGTGACTTCGAGACCGACTCCATGCGCTACAAGGCCACAGAGCGTTATCAGGTGGGCTTCACTGACCCTCGCGCCATGTACGGCACTCCCGGCGTTTAGGGTAGCCTCAGTGTCTGGGGTAAAAGGCCAACCTAGACGCGGAATACACGCTGTGTGTTCTGCGGAGGGTTGTTCTTTCCCAGCAAAGTACACGGGCATGGGTTTGTGCTCTACGCATCGAAATCGTTTGGTTCGCCACACAAAATTTGATGCTAAGGTGCAAACTCGTGAACCCGCAACGGGTGTATGTAGCGTAGAGAAATGTGACGCAAACGTCTTTGCTAAACGTCTTTGCAAAACCTGTTACGCACAGGAATATGCAAAGAAAAATCCGCAAAAAGTGTGCGCCATGGCGTCCAAAAGACGCGCATCAATACGAAATAGAACACCTAGTTGGTTAACGACCGACGATTTTTGGTTGATTGAAGAGGCTTATTCTCTTGCGCAAATGCGAACTAAGTTGTTTGGGTTCAAATGGCACGTTGACCACGTCCTTCCGCTTCATGGCAAAAAGGTATCTGGACTTCATGTTCCAATCAATTTACAAGTAATACCCGCAAAAATAAACCAACAAAAATCAGCTAGTTTTATTATTTGACTCTCAACGGTTTCATGACCAAAAGGAGAAAATTGTGCCCCAATTCTCAGACGATTTGTTTCTAGGCTCCGCCATTACCTATCAAGGTGCGGACGCCTACCCTGCCGTTTCAACCTTCACTGGTTCAATTGCCACCACGACCCTGACCGTCACCGCCATGCTGTCTGGTGACAATATTACTGTGGGTATGTTCATCGACAGTTCAACCTCGCTCACCAATGGCACGTACATCACGGCATTTGGTACGGGTACAGGCGGCATAGGCACTTACACCGTCAGTGCTTCACAAACTGTAGCAAGCGCCACCATCATTGGCTCTGGGAATGCACTGTTGCAAAACCCATCCACCATGAGCGTAGGCGTCGGCCCACTGGGTCGAGTCTATATCTGGGACGCTGTACCACAGGCAAAACTGACGACCAACATCGTTGCCGCTGTCATCACGACTGCTACCACGCTCACGCTGGCCGCAGGTGCAGGTGTGACATCCGCCACCATTACTGGTGGAGCAACAGGCTTGCAGCTTGATTGCCCTCGTGCGGTTTCTACCACCACAGGCGCTGGTACTCCGACTTCTGTCAACATTACTGTCTCTGGTTACGACTACTACGGTCAGGCCATGAGCGAGGTAATTGCAACAGGAACTGTGGCATCGACGACTGTCAGTGGTAAGAAAGCCTTCTACCAAATTGCCAGTGTTACTGCTTCTGGCGCAAGCGTGGTCACCGTTGCGGTGGGTACGACAGACATCTTGGGTGCGCCACTGCGCATCACTGATGCCGGGTACATCACTCGCGCTGGCTGGAACAACACCTTGGCAGAAGATGCTGGCACTTTTGCCGCCGCCGCTACCTTGACGGCCACCACCACTACGGGTGATGTCAGGGGCACTTACCTCCCTTCTTCGGCGGCAGACGGCATCAAGCGCCTTGTGATGGGAATAGCCCTGCCCGCAATTGCGGCAGGCCCGAATGCAACCCGTATTGGCGCTTTTGGCGTCACTCAAGCATAAGGAGAGCGACATGGGTCAATTTAAACCAATGGTCAAGATGGAGACCACGGAGCCTTCAGTGGAGTTGAAACTTGCTAAAGGCGGCGCTGTCAAGATGAAAAAGGGCGGTAGTGCCACCAAGAAGATGGCAATGGGCGGCGGGTCAATGGACATGATGATGGGCACTCCAGCCCTCGTAGGCCGTCCTGCTGTCAATGCCCCTGTCCGTGCCCCCGGCAAGCCCTCTATGGCCTCACGCCGCAGGGCAATGATGCCCAAGAAGCCCATGATGGCTCCTCCCGCCGATATGCCCCCCATGAAAAAAGGCGGCAAGGCTGAAGGCGGTGAGTCCAAGGGTACGCACATGGCCGAGATGTCAAAGATGAAGGGTCTTGAAAAAGAACTGAAGTCTCACGAGTCCAAGCCTGCCAGCAAGGGCCACAAGGGTCTGAAGACTGGCGGTGTCGCTCTAGGTAACGCTGGAGGCTTTAAAACTGGTGGTGTTGCAATGGGCAACGCTGGTGGTTTCAAAACGGGCGGCGTCACAATGGGAAATGCTGGTGGCTTTAAACATGGGGGTAAATCCTCAAAAAAAGCCTACGCGACGGGGGGAACTGTTAACTCAGGCCGTCCCGTCGCGATGCCGCAAGGCGCTAAAAAGCCAAGCGCACCTGTAAGTATTGACCGTTTGTCTGGCACTTTTAAACGTGGCGGCACGGTCAAAATGAATCATGGTGGCGCTTCCTCTGACAAGGGGGAAGATATGACCAAAGGCGCTTACGACAAAGCACCAAAGTACAGCCGTGACCTTGAGGATGCATTTAATCCTCTTGGCATGGTGAAGGAACTGGCTGGCAAAGCAAAAGACTTCTTCATGCCCAAGAAGACTGCTGATAGTGTGACCAAGACCAAAGAGTCTGTAACGGTTACGCCAGCAGGTAAAAAGCGTGGTGGCGTTGCTTGTTGAAAACAAGTGGGGGCTACGGCCCCTGCTTTAATTGGAGATATTTATGGCTATAACAGCTACCTCACAAACGCTTTTTGATGGTGAGCGCATTGCCATTATGAAGTTTTACGCATCCATGAGCACGACTGAAAATGAGTCTGCCGTTGCAAAAGTTACCCCATCCGCGCTTACCGCTTCAGCGGCAGGCGGTGCTTGTGATGCTGTGACTATTTTGAAATGCACAGCAATGACGCACGGCTTGGAAGTCCAAATGAATTGGAAAGCAAGCACACCAGTAGTCATTGAAATAATCCCGCCCAATACAAATTACACGCAAGATTACTCAAGTTTTGGCGGTTTGTGGAACAACGCCGGGACTGGCAAAGACGGTGTGATTACTTTCACGACTCTTGATGGCTCTGCTGGTGATGCCTACACGGTCATTCTTGAAATGCAAAAGCACTACGTTAATCCATTGGGTTAATCATGCCAAGTAAGTCACCTGCTCAACATCGCATGATGGAGGCGGTCGCACATAACCCTGCGTTCGCCAAGAAGGTTGGCATTTCGCAAAAAGTCGGCAAAGAATTTGCCAAGGCCGATGAGGGCAAGAAGTTCAAAGGGGGCGGCTTGTATGACAACATCAATGCAAAACGTGAAAGAATTTCTGAAGGCTCTGGCGAGAAAATGCGCCGAGTGGGCAGCAAGGGTGCGCCAACGGCTGGTGACTTTAAGCAGTCGGCAAAAACCGCCAAAGTGAAATGAAAAAAGTCAACCTTGCAGTCGGTCGCGGTGAAAAGTTGCCTGTTTCTAAGGGGGCGGGTCTGACTGCCAAGGGTCGCGCTAAATACAACGCAGCAACGGGCAGCAACCTCAAGGCTCCACAGCCCCAAGGCGGCGCTCGTAAGGACTCATTTTGCGCCAGATTCAGCGGTATGCCGGGGCCGATGAAAGACGAAAAAGGCAAGCCTACCCGCAAGGCAGCGGCTCTTGCAAGATGGAAGTGCTGATATGGCGTACTCTGAAACTTACGGACAAACGGTCAACGTCCAGACGCTGATTGACCACGGCGCTCGTCGATGCGGCAAGCTGGCTGAAGAACTGACTTCCGAGCAAGTTCTCTCCGCTCGTCAATCGCTTGGGTTCTTGCTCTCCAGCCTCATCAACCGTGGCATCCAGTATTGGTGCATCACCAAAGAGGTTGTTGGCCTGACCCCCAACAAGTACCAATACACCCTGCCAGATGGCGCTGTAGACACGCTGAACGTGCTGTACCGCACGCTGAACCGTCCTGACGGGGCATACACCTCCTCTGCTGGTGGAACGGTTGCAAACCTCTACGATGGGAATATCGACACCTACACCCAGCAAGCCTCGGCCAACGGGAGTTTCACGGTCAACTACGGCACGACAAACCCCATCTATGCAGGCTCTATTGGGTTTTTGCCCTACATCTCTGGTGGTGGGTCGGCAACGTGGAATATTTCACTGCAATACTCGACTGACGGGGTGACGTTCTCCACCTTGCAAAACCTTGGGGCGGTTGCGGTCAAAGACAACACATGGGTGTGGACGGACATAGACCCCGGTCAAAGCGTCGCCTACTACCGCATCCTTGCCTCCTCTGGGACTACCCTTGCTCTTCGTGAGTGGTACATCGGAAACAACAGCACCGAGGTGATGATGTCGCGCCTGAACCGCGACGACTACACCAACCTGCCCAACAAGAACTTCACGGCAAATCAACCCTTTCAGTTTTGGTTCGACCGCACCATTCCAAACCCAACGATTTATCTTTGGCCCACCCCCAGCAATGCATTTGTGCAGATGACCGTGTGGTATTCCAGCCAAATCATGGATGTGGGCGCTTTGACCAACGAACTACAGATTCCTCAACGCTGGTACGAGGCTGTTGTCTTCATGCTGGCTCACCGCATGAGCCTCGAACTGCCGCAAGTTGCAATGGACAGGATTGGCTATCTGGAGAAGATGGCTGAGAAGTACCTGTACGAAGCAGAGCAGGAGGAGCGTGACAAGTCACCGATTTACTTCGCCCCGAATATTTCTCCATATACAACATAATGCCAGTCTTCATTGACACAGAAGGGTTGACTTCACTTGCCATCGCGGTATGCGATAGGTGCAAGATGAAGCGTGCCTATGTGGACTTGAGACCCGACGGCAACTCCCCCGGCCTGCGCGTCTGCGGTCAAGGATGCTGGGACACTCTTGACCCTTATCGCCTTCCCGCACGCAAAACTGAAAGGATTAACCTTCGGTTTGCACGCCCTGATGTGAGCGTTTCGGCAAACGACAATTTCCTTATGACTGGCGGAACAAGCCAGTTCCAGATTTCAACGCAAGGGAACACCCAGACGCCAACACAGACGGGCAACGAGGACACAATTGCGCCCAACCCGCCCGACAATACGAGTACATAAATGTCTGCACAAGTCACCATACTCCAACTTCCCGCTGCTGGTGCTATCACAGGCACTGAGGCGGTTCCTATTGTCCAAAATGGGGTGACAGTCCAGACCACGACTGCGGCGCTTGCTGGCTCACCCGTTCAGACCTATTCCTACCTGACGGTCTCACAAACCCCCCAACTGGCAAACAGTCGGTATGTGGGCGCGACCAACGGCTTGGCTGTGACCGACGGCGGTGCGCAGGGACTCTTCAATATCAGCACCACAGGCGCTTTGTCGTCCTTGGTGGCATCTGGCACTGGCATACAGGTTAAAACGTCTTCTACGGCCATTACAGGCCGTTCTATAGCGGTTTCTGGCAATGGGCTGTCAATTGCAGACGGTTCTGGCGTATCTGGCAACCCTACCGTCGCTTTAAGCGGTCAGGCTCTAAATTTTGCAAATGCAAGTTTCAACGGACTGGTCGTGTTGTCAACCGCCGGGGCGGTAACGTCGGCCACGATAACGGGGACAAGCAGCCAAATTGACGTAGCCAACGGAACCGGGGTAGGTGGCAATCCCACGGTGTCAATTTCAAACAACCCCGTAGTTCCCGGCACGGGCGGCATGATTCTGCCCGTCGGCACGACAGGTCAGCGCGGAACATCAAGCGACGGCAATTTGCGGTACAACACCACAACGGCCAGTTTTGAGGGCTACGCCAACGGCGCATGGGGTTCCATCGTCAGCGGAGCTGGCGTCAACTCCATCTCTTTTGGCTCAACTGGCCTGACTCCATCCACCTCGACGACTGGCTCTGTAACGGTGGCAGGAACCTTGGTGGTAGCCAACGGAGGCACTGGGGTCACCACAAGCACAGGAACGACAAATGTCGTGCTGTCCAACAGCCCAACGCTGGTAACGCCAAATCTTGGCACTCCAAGTTTCTTGCTTGGCACAAACATCACGGGAACTGCCACCGCTTTCACCGCAAGCAACGTCACAACCAACGCCAATCTGACAGGTGATGTGACATCGGTGGGGAATGCAACCACGCTTGCCACAGTGGCTTCGGCAGGCTCTACAGGGTCTAGCACCGCAATTCCTGTCATCACCATCAATGCCAAGGGCTTGACGACAAGCATCACTACGGCAGCAGTCATTGCGCCCGCAGGAACCCTGTCTGGTGCAACACTGGCATCTGGGGTTACGGCCTCATCGCTGACGAGTTTGGGAACGATTACAAGCCTTGTGGTGACGGCAGGAACCATTGCCACAACCCCGTCAGCGGCCACAGACATTGCCAACAAAAACTATGTCGATACTGTCGCACAGGGCTTGGATACCAAAGCCTCCGTGGTTGCTGGAACAACGGCAAACATCACATTGTCTGGAGCGCAGACCATTGACGGCATCTCAATCGTTGCAACTGACCGTGTTTTGGTAAAGAACCAAACAGCGCCAGCCGAAAACGGGATTTATGTTGCGTCGGCCACAGCATGGGCAAGAGCGGCTGACATGAGTACATGGGCGCAAGTCCCCGGCGCTTACGTCTTTATTGAAACAGGAACGGTTCTTGCCGACACAGGTTGGGTCTGCACAAGTGACGCAGGCGGCACAATCAATGTCACCGCCATGACTTGGTCGCAGTTCTCAGGCGCTGGCTCTGGCGTGAGTTCAATCAACTTTGGCACAACAGGGCTGACACCAGCAACCACGACGACCGGGGCGGTGACGGTTGGTGGAACCCTAGCCATCGCCAACGGTGGAACCAATTCCACGGCAACGGCAACTGCGGGTGGCTCTGCATACGGCACTGGAACTGCATTTGCGTTCACTGCGGCAGGAACTGCTGGGCAGGTATTAACATCGGCAGGAGCCAGCGCACCAGTGTGGTCTGGCATCTCGGGCGGAACATTTTAAGGAACTCTCATGGCACAAAGCGGCTACACCCCAATCTCCCTTTACTACTCGGCAACAGGCGCTGCTGTCCCGTCGGCTGGGAACCTAGTTGCTGGTGAGTTGGCACTCAATACCAACGACGGCAAGCTGTACTTCAAAAACAGTTCAGGCGTAGTCACCCTGCTGGCAGGGTCAACTTCTGGCCCTGCGGGTGGCTCAACCACTCAGGTGCAGTACAACAATGCTGGCGTACTGGCAGGGATTACGGGCGCTACAACCAACGGCACAGCACTGACTCTTGTTGCTCCCGTTTTAGGAACACCCGCAAGTGCAACCTTAACCAACGCCACAGGCTTGCCAATCTCCACGGGCGTAAGCGGCTTGGGTACAGGCATTGCAACTGCGTTGGCGGTTAACGTAGGCACTGCTGGCTCCCCTGTCGTCAACGGCGGGGCACTTGGCACACCCAGCAGCGGCACAGTCACCAATCTGACAGGCACTGCCAGCATCAACATCAACGGCACTGTCGGCGCTACAACTGCGACCACGGGTGCTTTTACTACGCTGAGTGCTACGTCTGCTACTCTTACGTCTTATTTGGAAGTTAGAAGTGATAGTAGTGCTATTTACCAAAATAACGCCGCTAATACTAGGTACTGGGCGAGTCTAGTATCTGGTGGTTCTAACATACCTAATTTAGATGTTTCTTACTATAACGGTAGTACAGTTAATACGGTAGCACGATATACCTCCGCCGGCCTAGCAGTCACCGGGACGCTGAGTGCAACGGGCACATTAAGCGGCGGCACAAGCGGCACAGCGTACAGCTTCAGCGGCAGTGCGCCAGCGACCAGCTTGACGCTGGATAGCAGCGGTAACTTGGGTATTGGGACTACAAGTCCCGCATTTAGCAATGGTAAAGGTATTGCAATTGTTGACGGAACAACTTCAAGATTAAAACTTGCTACAACAGCATCTGGCTCTGGCGCAACAGATGGTTTTGAGTTAAGTTGCAATGGTTCAGAGGCTTATATTTACAACTATGAAAATAGTTTTATGGCTTTTGGAACCAACA